GCTTCGATGGGTTTCTATACGACCAAGATCAGAATTTGTATAGACAATATAAATTAGAAAAATTAGCAGATTCTGGTCAAACTTCATATGTAGAAGAGATAAGTAAAGATACGCCTAAAATTACTACGCAAGCATTTCCAGGATATAGGAGAGCTGGTAGTCCTCTTAGGAAGTTGAAATCAGTTTCGCAATTGGCTCATGACCATCCGGTCAAGCAGTATATACTTGATAGGTCTATTCCTAACGAGTATCATTACAAGCTGTTCTATTGTCCTAAGTTTTATGCTTGGACAAATTTATTATTGCCAGGTAAGTTCGAAAAGGTAGAGAAAGATGAACCAAGACTTATTATTCCATTCGTCGATCATAAACAGAACTTCTTTGGCTACCAAGGTAGAGCACTATCAAGCAAAAGCAATCTTAGATACATTACAATTATGCTCGATGAGCGTAAACCAAAGATATATGGGTTAGATACAATAGATGATAGCAAAACTGTCTATGTTGTGGAAGGTCCTATTGATAGTATGTTTGTGGGTAATTGTGTCGCAATGGCTGGTTCCGACACCAATCTTGATTTCGACGACGTGGTGATGGTATATGATAATGAACCAAGGAATGCAGAGATTATTAAAAAGATTGAGAAGAGTATTGATATGGGTAGAAAGGTCGTTGTCTGGCCTTCGAAAATACACGAGAAAGACATTAACGATATGATCATGACAGGAATGTCAAGAGCAGACCTAAAGTTAATTATTGATCAAAACACACACAAAGGACTCAGTGCTAAGATGGCATTGAGTGTATGGAGGAAAGTATGACGTTAGTAAGTACTTTTTGGGGTGACGACGACAGAAGAGCTGAAGTACATAAGAACAAGCTAGGTTTCTTTGTTAATATGTTTATAAAAGATGTGTTTCATGAAACTAGACCTCTGTACGATCATTCAGAAAGCTATGCAGAAGATTGTGCTGAAAATTTTGTAATGAAATGGGGAGAATGGTACCACGATGCAAAGAGTTAAGTTAATTAGCAGCAGTAAAGCACCAGATCATCATTATCTGATATCAGGTATTAAGCTAACCACGCTACAAGATCAAGTAGCGTATTGTGCTCGTGTATCTAATCCATCCAACCAAGCTAACTCTGAAACTTCAGAGAAACTTATACGATACCTTGCAAAACATAAGCATTGGTCACCATTCGAAATGGTCTCAATATGTCTTGAAATTGAAACTACAAGAGACATTGCTAGACAAATTCTTAGACATCGTTCATTTTCTTTTCAAGAGTTTAGTCAAAGGTATGCAGATCCGACTAAGGATATGGAATATGAAATTCGTGAAGCTCGTCTACAAGATACTAAAAACAGACAGAATAGTATTGAAAATGAAGATATGGAACTAGAAGATCAGTGGACTAGTAAACAATTTGCTGTATTAGAAACAGCTAAATTTGCATACGACTGGGCGATTGAACATGGTATTGCAAAGGAACAAGCCAGAGCTGTATTGCCAGAAGGTATTACTAAATCAGTATTATACATGAATGGAACCTTGCGTTCTTGGATGCACTATATACAATTACGATCAGCAAATGGAACACAAAAAGAGCATAGGGAAATTGCCCTTATGTGCGCAAAAGCTATTGAACCAGAGTTTCCAATGATTATGGAATATGTTACTGATGAGTGAATTTATAGTAACAGTAAAAGATTTTTTAAGTGAAGAATTATGCAAAGATCTAGTTGATCTATTTGAAAATAACAAAGATAATCATGAACGATATGAAGATAAACCGAGGTTTACTCAACTAGTTATACCACAAGGAGATTTACATAAACAAGTAATTGACCAAACTATTCAAGCGGTAGAATTATATGCTGAAAAAGTATCATTATTTAGAGATGTATTAAATAATTGTTCTGGTGTAGAGAATCCACGAATCAAAAAATATGATGCGGAACAAGGTGATTGGTTCGAAAAGCATGTAGATGTTAATAGTCATTCATCAGCGATTCGAGCGCTTGGAATATTTTGGTATCTCAATGAGCCAGATGGCGGAAGTACCAGATTTAAACATAATAGATTTGATGAAGTTATACAAGCAACAACAGGTAAGTGTGTAATGTTTCCACCTATGTGGATGTTCCCTCACGAAGGGACCAAATTGTTTAAGGGAACCAAATACTTACTATCCACATATATGCATTACAAGAACGAGTAGGAGACATTAATGGAAGCACACGGAATTACTATAGATCCTAACAGAGACAGTTTATTTGATCAGCTGGGTATCAAACGATTAAAAGAATCGTACATGATGGATGGCGAGACCAGTCCACAAGAGCGATTTGCGTATGTCTCTAAGGCATTTGGTAGTAATCCCGATCATGCACAAAGGTTGTATGAGTATAGCTCTAAACATTGGTTGAGCTATTCGACTCCTGTTCTTTCATATGGACGGTCTAAGCGTGGTCTTCCTATCTCTTGTTATTTAAATTATATAAATGATACAGCTGAAGGTCTAGTTGAGAACCTATCAGAAACAAATTGGTTATCTATGATGGGAGGTGGTGTTGGTATCGGTTTTGGTATTCGCTCTGCTGATGACAAGTCTACTGGGGTTATGCCTCATCTTAAAATGTATGATGCCAGCTCTTTGGCTTATCGTCAAGGTCGTACTCGTAGGGGCAGTTATGCTGCATATCTTAATATTGATCATCCTGATATACTTCTATTTCTCGAAATGCGAAAGCCAACAGGTGACCAAAACTTCCGCTGTCTTAACATGCACCACGGGATCAATATAACCGACGACTTTATGAGAATCATTGAAAGCTGCATGACAGATCCTAATGCAGTAGACTCATGGGAATTAAAAGATCCACACACAGGCGAAGTTAGAGAAACTGTGTCCGCTATTGATCTATGGCAACGTATTATAGAGATGAGGATGCAAACGGGTGAACCCTATCTACACTTCATTGATACGTCAAATAAACACCTACCACAGTGGTTAAAGGATCAAGGATTAACAGTAAATCAATCTAACTTATGTTCGGAAATTATTCTACCAACAAACGGAGACAGAACAGCTGTTTGTTGCTTATCAAGTTTGAATCTCGAGTACTATGATGAGTGGTCACAAGATCCTCAGTTCTTACATGATGTACTAGAGATGTTAGATAATGTACTACAGACATTTATTAATCACGCACCAGATGCAATTTCACGTGCCCGATATAGTGCCATGAGAGAAAGATCTGTTGGAGTTGGTGCGCTAGGTTTCCATGCATACCTACAAAAAAGGAACCTGCCATGGGAATCAGCTATTGCGAAGTCACGCAATAAAATCATCTTTAAACATATTAGGGAAGGTTTGGACAATGCAAACCGAGAGCTGGCTAAGGTACGTGGGGAAGCTCCTGACGCACAAGGGTATGGAGTGCGTTGTAGTCATGTTATCGCTGTTGCTCCTAATGCGTCATCGTCTATCATCATGGGCAATACGAGTCCTTCGATTGAACCATGGAGAGCGAACGCATACAGGCAAGACACGATCAGCGGGTCGTACCTCAACAAAAATAAATTTTTAGATATTCTATTGAAGAAAAAATGTGATGAAGATCCAAGTTTAGATTATGATAAGATATGGTCTACGATCATAGCTAATGATGGATCAGTACAACATCTGAAATGTCTTAATGATTATGAGAAGGATGTCTATAAAACAGCTATGGAGATAGATCAACGTTGGGTGATTGAACATGCTTCAGATCGACAAGAATATATAGATCAGGCACAATCACTCAACGTTTTCTTTCGTCCAAATGCCAATATAAAGTATTTGCATGCCATTCACTTCATGGCGTGGAAACAAGGCTTGAAGACAATGTATTATTGTAGAAGCGAGAAGATCGGAAAGGCTGATAAGGTATCGAAACAAATTGAACGAGAAATTATTAAGCAATTAGATATGGTTCAAATTGCGCAAGGTGAGGAGTGTTTGGCATGCGAAGGATAATATCACGGAGGCAGTATGTCACATTTCGAAAGAGCACACGAGATGGCTCAGCTTGCACAAGCAGCATATCTCGATCAAGAAGCAAAGACTGTCTTTGCTAAGTTTGGATATAACAATCACAAATTTTTTGAAGACGATGGAGCTCAATGTCATATAGGATGGAATCAGAACACTGTGGTCATAGCATTTAGAGGAACAGAACCCAAAGAGATCTCTGATCTTGCAGCTGATCTTAATGCATTTCCAAGACCATCTGTAATTGGTGGATTGGTTCACATGGGGTTCCAGAGAGAGTTAGAGAAGTTGTGGGATGAGATTACAGATTGGATGAGAAATCTGTACGACCCATCTAAACATGACTTATTCATTTGTGGTCACTCGTTAGGGGGAGCAATGGCTACTATATGTGCAGCTAGACTAAAACAATCTGTAGATGGATTGTATACGTTTGGTTCACCTAGAGTAGGGACAAGAAAATTCCTTAATAATTGTGGTGAAGTAAAACATTATAGGTTTGTAAACAACAATGATGTAGTACCAACAGTACCACCTTCGTTCTTATTCTACAAACATCATGGTGAACTATGTTATATCAATGCCAGAGGTCAGTACAGAAAGATGACTACATGGCAGAGAATAAAAGATAAGTGGAGAGGAAGAGTAGCCTCTTGGAAAAAGTTTAAATTATTTGATGGTTTTGGCGATCATTCAATGGTCAACTATGTCAATGGTACCAAAATAGATGATAGGAACTATTGATATGTGGGAAATGATCGACAGAATGTTCGGAGACACATTGTGGATCTGGACAGCTATATTAGGTTCTTTGGTAGGTGCTGCGTTCTTGGCATACTTCAAAGATACCAAAGCGGGTCTATGGGCTTATGCACAATTGGATAAGTTCTTAGACACTCTGGTTGCTAAATTCGGATGGACTTGGCTCGAGCAACCAGAAGATTCTTGGAGAAAGAAGTATCCAAAAATCACCAAAAAAATTGACGAGCTTGAGTCCAGAATCAAGGAGTTAGAAAAAAATGTCTAAGCGTAACAAAATCATTGCAGCTATAATTGTGATTGTAGCAGTAGGTTTGTATCTCGGAAGAGGTGCAATTCTAGGCACTCTTACAGTTGAAGCTCCAACACTGGAGAACAATGATGGATCTGCATCATCTGCTGCAACACCAACCGCTCCAGCACCAGCTGCCCCAGCAGCTCCTGCTCCTGCTCCAGTAGCTCCTGTAGCTGCTCCCGCACCAGCTGCCCCAGCAGCTCCTGCTACAGCTGAGGAAAAGAAATGAGCTGGTTAAAAGATCGTGTAAAAGAACGTACGTCCTGGGACGGAATTGCGTTGATCGCAGCTGGAGGAGCGTTTATTATTCTAGGCCCTCTAGCTAAATTCGTAGCCTATGGTGCCATCGTGTATGGTGCATGGACACTCTGGAAAAAGGAAAAGTAATGAGTAAATTGAAGCTACAAGACTCTCGAGATTATTTTAAACCGTTTCATTACCCTTGGGCATATGACGCGTGGCTGAAGCATGAGCAGTCTCACTGGCTTCATACAGAAGTACCGATGCTGGAAGATGTTAAGGATTGGAAGACTCGACTGACAACAGAAGAGAAATACTTTCTTACAAACATCTTCCGGTTCTTTACACAATCGGATATTGACGTGGCAGGTGGGTATGTTAAAAACTACCTGCCACAATTTCCTCAACCAGAAGTACGTATGATGCTTACTGGTTTCGCTGCTCGTGAAGCTCTTCACATTGCAGCATACTCACATCTTATTGAGTCACTAGGTATGCCTGACTCAACATATAACGAATTCTTAGAGTACGATGCTATGAGAGAAAAGCATGAGTACTTCCTTAATAAAGTAGACAACGGAGCTCCTCTACCAGTTAAGATGGCAGCTATTAGTGCATTTACTGAAGGACTTGCGTTGTTCTCTTCATTCATTATGCTACTGAACTTCCCTCGTCATGGTAAGATGAAGGGTATGGGACAGATAGTAACTTGGTCTATTGTAGATGAGACTCAGCATGCTGAAGGGATCATCAAGCTATTCAGAACATATGTTGAAGAGAATCTAGAGATATGGAACGATGAGACAAAGTCAGAGATTTATACTATCGCAGAGAAGATGGTAGAGCTAGAAGATAAGTTTGTAGACCTAGCATTTAAGATGGGTAAAGTAGAAGGTTTGCGTGATTATGAGGTCAAAGAGTATATTAGATATATAGCAGATAGACGGTTAATAAGTTTGGGTATGAGGGGAATCTTTAAGGTCAAGAAGAACCCATTACCATGGGTTGAAGAAATGATCAATGCTCCTACGCACACTAACTTTTTTGAGAACCGTGCAACCGATTACGCAAAAGGAGCTCTCACAGGTGACTGGTCAGACGTCTGGGCTTAACAATCTTCATAAGTATATTAAATATGATAGAGATAGTCTTATTCAAGATTATAAACTAGCCAAAAGACTATACAAACCGTCTACTGATGAAAAACAAATTCCAGCTATAGTAGGAATGTATGGTTGGAATCTTTTTAATGACTTTACAAAGAAGTATAATCTAGAAAAATATTGTGAGGATGGTAACAGATTACCTATATATCGGAGATTTGATAAAGATGATCAAACACCAGACCAATCGGATTCTACTTGGGTAGGTATTGTAGTTGAAGGACATCAAGGATCTGATAGAGTTCTGTTGAAACAATATTATGATATTCCATATGAAAAAGCAAAAAGTATTATACTAGGAGGTTAAATGGACGAAGAAGAAGGTTACGTATGCACCAAGTGTGATGCAGAATTTGATATTACTACATTTGAGTATCCCAGTAAAGGAAACGATGAAGTATGGTTTTGTCCTTTTTGTGGCTCAGAATTAGAGGATGAAGACGATGATGAAGATGACTACGATGATGACTGGGAAAACAAATACGATTAATTTTGCTGGTATAGATTACAGTACAACTAGTCCTTCGATCTGTATAAAGGTTGAAGACAATTATGACGTTCACTTCCTAACACAAAAAAAGACTCTTGCAGAAGAATATTGGCACGAGCCATTCTTGTTCTTCGGTAGATATCTTCCAGAACTATATGGTATTCAGAGATATAATTATATCTGTAGATGGGCTATGGACATAATTAAAAGTTATGATGTCGAGTGTGTATTCATGGAAGACTATGCGTTCGGAGCTCAAGGTAGAGTTTTTCATATTGGAGAAAACACAGGCATTCTTAAACAATCTCTGTACCGAAGAGACATACCTTACTACACAATTCCACCTACAGTAATTAAAAAGTATGCTACTGGCAAAGGTAATGCTAATAAGAAAAAGATGCTTGACCATTTTTTGACTTATACTGGAGTAGATGTTCAACAGGTGATGAGCTACACAGGTGACAATCCTATTAGTGATATTGTAGATAGTTTCTATATATTAGAGTGGGGTTTAAATAATCTTGACGAAGTGGATTGTCCTATCATACAGGAGAGATTTAATGATAAAGAATATATTACTGCTTGATGAGTTTATAGAATATGATATATCTGAATTAAGATTGCAATGCAAACAAATAACAGAAAATAATGAAGGTGTACAATTGTGGTCTAAGTATGGTGGTACAGTTAGATATGATTTAGCTGGACATCCGTATGGTCCTTGTCAAGATTTGTTCAAAAGATTAGATCTTAAATATGGATTGCCAGAGCAGCACAGGTTGCCTGCTATTCATGTATTTCCTGGTGAAAGTAAACTTCCTATTCACAGAGATCCTGACTCTCATGCATGGATTGCTGTAGTAATAGAGGGAGATCAGTCTATAGGTTTTTATAATGAAGAAAAGCAATTATTGGAATCAGTAAAATACAAAATAGCATTAACTAATTCTAAAATGCCACATCAAGCTATTGGAGACGGTAGAGAAAGAATTCTACTTCGTAAAGCATATCTTGAGACTCCTTACGAAACATTAGTCCAATGTTTTAACTGAGTACGCTCTCCTCTAAAGTCAATCATACCTAATACAGATTTAACAAAAAGATTAAGTTTTCTCTCATTATTATTAGCTTTATGCCATATGATTCTACTTTTAGTGAACTCAGTAGAACCTTCAATCACATCTTGATTTGTGTGGTACTCAATTGGTATGTTAAGTTTAGATACATACGAAGCCTTCTCAATATCTTTAAACAATTTAATGTAATCATAATTTAATTTAATAGTTCTTCCTTGTGTAGGATTATAATCAAGATCGAGCATAATGTTCTTTTGATATTCTACTAGATCGTCATCTCCAACGAACTGGTTTACTAATCTATAGAATTCTTCCTTGTTGTTAAGGAGATATAGAAACAACACATCTTCTGGCTCAACTCTGACCATCTTATCGTCAAAGATAAATCGTACATGAGTTTTACCATCTCCATGATCTAACAATTCTCTTAGATAATTCGAATATTGATCATTGAAGTGTTTACCTAAAGATTCAGAAATGTAGTCAATCAATCCTCTATAGAAGACGTTATAAGGTACACCCTCTATAAATCGCTTATACATAGCAATTTGACGTACCAAAGCAAAGTTATGTAATGCTTGGAGCCATCTAGTTTCTACGTTCATCGTCACCCAATCATCTTCTGAAAACGTAGAGGTAGATACAATAATATCAGAAACTCTATCAATTAATTCATTGGGATCTGTAAGTAGTCTGGACTGATCGTATATTACTTTTTTAGTCTTTATTTGCCATAATTGTTTGTACGATGGTTCAGATGCTGGAGCATTAGGAAGTAGATTATACCAGTACACTTTTAGCTCACTGTGGAATCCCCATTCAAATGTTTCACAGAGTGAATCAAACCACTTGTCTGGTGTATCACCAGGCATGCCTAATATCATTTGAGTGTTAACTGGTATGTTCTTTTCTTTTAGTCTTTGTCCGACTATTTTATTGTAGGTCGATTTGATGTTACCTCTTTTATTAACTTTAAGAACCTCTGGATCAGTATGTTGAACTCCTACATTGTATGAGTCTATTAATTTACCATCCCACAACTTCTCTGCTATCTGTATATTTCTCTGCCATGTGTTCTTGGATACACTATAGAAGAATGCTTTTGGATATCCTGATCTCTGTTTTGCTTTGACAAGATGATCAGAGATATCAAGATCTCTATCTGTAATTCCAAAATTAGCATCAGCATGAAACCAGAATGAAGGTTCTAATGTATCTGTGATAAAATCTATTTCATTAAAAACTCTATCCATATCAAAATAATGTACTTTAGATTGAGTAGCACTTCCCCAGTCACAAAACGCACAAGCGAATGGACATCCTCTATTAGCTTCGAAGATTACTCCTAAAGTCATACCTCTCTTAGCAGCTTCGTTCTTTTGTGATAATAAAAACTCTTTGTTCTCTACATAAGGAGATACTTCGAAGTCTGTCTTTCTAATAGATGTAACAATGTGAGGAGCTGTACCTTCAACTATTTGTACAACAGCACCTTCAGCTTCACCTTTGACTACATGATCGAAAAGATGATAGTATGGTTCATGAACTTGAGGTCCTCCTGCTACTATTTTAATAGATGGATTGACTTGTCGTGCATAATCAGTAAGAGCTAGTTGTAGCTCCCAGTTCCATACGTAACATGATAGCATGAGGATATCTGTGTTATTCAGAGTATCCTCAAACTGAGTTATGTTGTTGTAGTTGAATCTATAAAATATAGGATCATTGTATTGTACTTCGTGATCCTTTAATGCAGTACGAACAATGCATTCAATATATGTGTAATACGCAAAAACGTCCGAAATTGGCGGACAACTGATTGTCAGTCTCATTAATCATCTATTCTATACTGATTGTTAAATGGGAAGTGAGTTAAATTTTTAGTATCCCATACAACAAACATCATATGATATCTATCTGTTGTACCCTCATTATAAGCTGTGTGTAGGCAATTAACCATTGTAAAGTATGCTTTACCGAACTCCATATGGATTCTTGATTCATATTTCCTTCTTAACTCAGAATCAAATTCACCAGGCTCATAGCAGAATCTTCCTAGGTCAGTTCTAATATACTCTTTAGGAGGATTGTATGTAGCAAACCATGCATCTGGATTAGTAATTAGAGGAATATGTACTCTAGCAACATATAAATGATCAATCTGCGCACCAGCATCACTATGAATCCTGATATTCTTACCTGGCCTTAGTACACCAACTCTACCTTTACTAGGTTTAAATCCTAAAATTTCTAATTGATCTATAATTTTATGAACATATGGATTACAAGCTGGAGTTCTTACTTTGAGGTCACGGACTCTTCTACTCATATCTTCTACGTCTTGTTCGTAAGATAAATTTCTAGGGCCATTTCCAGGCCATCCATCTGTATACGATCCATCTCTACTAGTTAGAGACCAACCCTCGTAACCTCCTTTAGTACCTCCTTGACCGTCTGGCATTTGATAATGTTGGTAAGGGTTGGCAAGATTAGGAAGAGTTTCATGAAGCCAAGGAACCAATTTAGATAATTCATCAGTATCTAAGGGTATTTCTAGCTCTTGAGTGAACTCATTAAGTTTCTTTCCTAATTTCTCTGTCATTAGTTATCCTCTACCAATCAATGACGTCCAGTATCTTATATTTAGGTTCCCAACCGAATGATTTCAACCTAGAGATATCTGCAGCTGTATGAGTTCTTTCATTAGGTGTAGGATCATTTACCATCTCACCTGTGAACCCCATACCTAGAGCTACATCTGTTACAGGTACAGCTTCACCTGTACCAATATCGACTACCTCGCCTTTAAGTGCAGGATAGTTCTTCATGATAGTCCATAGTGCTGAGCATATGTCGAAGATATGAGTAAAGTCTCTCGTGTGACCTGTATTGATATATGTCACTTCCTTGTTTCTAAGGCGTTGGAATAGCATATCAGGTCGACCTGGATATACAGTATGAGGTCTGAACCCTACACAATCACTAATACGATCGAGCTCGTTTTGTTTCTTAGTCTCTGCATATGGATTAGTAACATCATGAGCATTAGACGATGATGCAAACAGCAGCTTAACATTATGCTGTTGGCACTTAGCAAACACACGACGTGTACCTAGTACATTGTTACGCCAGTACAGATCTGGTTGTTCCAATGATTTACGGACTCCAGCAAGAGCTGCTAGATGGAGGACCATACAAGTCTCTCTCTGTCCGTAGAATGGTTCAAGGAATCCATCGCAAGGGAGATCAAAGTCCATGATATCTCCCTCGTAACGATATGTTTGTATTGGTAATGCATTTGTTTCTACGTAGTTGATGAAGTTACTACCAATGTAACCTTCATGACCAGTAACTAGGAGATGAATCATATCACGGACCTCATTTTTGTATGTTTAGCGACTAGTTTCCAGTCGTCTACTGATGTATATAGATCCGCAAGTTGGACTACAGTACGGAGAGACAGTTCAATCCACTTCTCCTTATTGTCCTTGATGTAGTTCATGATCACATCTTGATCATCTTTGTCTAATGCATCGAGGATACCAGTTGTTGATACTACGTGCTCTATAAGATCGATATAATCATCGCGAGTGCGGAGCCCAAGATCAACGTAAGTAGAACGAGAAATAATAGCTTGTGTATGAGGAGAAATAGCTTTAGGAGCATTATTGAAGTCCATGTTAGTTATGAATATGATTGTCCCTTTGAACTCGAATGATGACTCAACTTTGCCTAGCTCATCATCAGCTTCGATAGTCCTAGTAGATTTATATGACACTACACGAGTCTTTGATGAGTCTGTAGCTGCCTTGAGGAGAGCAAGAGACTTAGGATCCATAAGAACACTATCTGTGTCATCAAATACGATAACACCACCATCACGATGTTTGAATAGAGTCTTAACGAGACCTCCAGGGGTACAGTGACCTTTGACCGTAGTGATCTCTTGGTCCTTCAGCTTGTCAAACACGGAGTAAGACTTGCCTAACCCTGGAGGTCCGTAGACAATCATAGACCTACAAGTGCCATTCTTGACACTGTCTAGCATAATATTCAGTACCTTGTATCGCTCTCTAATGAGCTGTCGACGCTCTGCACGAGGTATGTCGACTGAATACATTGGTAGAGTATTACCCTTCGAAGAGGGTCTGCCTGGTTTACGATTGATAGCTTTGTACATTATTTGTCCTCCGAGAAGTGACGTACAATCTTGCCTTTGAAATCTTGATCAGTACTGAGGTAGTACTCAATCAGATTCTTTATCATACCTAGCTTATTATCGTCGAGCTTAGAGTCTAGCTCAACGGAGTATTTAAAATTATTTGATATTGATTTCTGATAGTTTTCGTGAGCTATCGACAGGAGGTCATTTTGGATTTCGTTATATGCTGACCATGCTTCGTTAGCATCGAAGTTTTCGTTGACTATGATCTCGTGTTCTACTCTATAGAAGAACTGCTCACTAGTGTCGTTATAATACTTCTGTGCAAACTTTTGTTCATATGACTCTGACATCGTTTACTCTCTCTCAGTTGATAAATTATAATCGCTCAGAACGGATTCTAGGTCAACAGAAGATTTTGGCAGACAACCAAGGAATTGAACCCTGTCCTACTGGGTTGGAGCCAGTCGTGCTACCGTAACACTTGTTGTCTATGTGGAGTCTTTCTAGTGAGGGCGCTCCATTCCCACGAGAATTTTCTATGCTTTCTTTAACGTCGCTATCTCGCTTAACCGTGTTACTCACCCGACGTGTGTACACTGGTGGATCCCAGTGATTACGCTAACCCATCTTCTATCTGTTTCCTTAATTTCTCTTTTTCGGTCAACAGTACATTGATTGCGGTATGGATATGACCAGTATCGTGAGGTTCTAGCTGATCTTTGAGATTATCGATCAGTTCGATGATATAGTCATATCTGTTTAACAACCCACTTGTGAACTCAGCTCTCGACATTATATCACGCTCCTTATTTGATGAATTGCATAATTAATTGTATGTTCATTAGCCTGGAATCGAATACCGATACCTCCTGCTGCATTCCATTTATCGACGTTACTTTGCTTATCATCTAGTAGGATGTTCTTGCCACCCCACTTGTGAACAGCATATCGATGTTTGTTTGCGGTAAAGATTACCTTACTGATGTGATCAGGCATCAGACCGTACTTTTCGAGCCACAACCGTTTCCAGTAGCAGCTATTATCGCGATCGCCACGTAGAGGAGACGAACAGATACCCCAATCTCCTCCGCTGACTTGTTTAATTGCATCTACGAATTCGTAAGTATTAGGATACGGTTTCAGCCTATAGAAGAAGTCAGTATTCTTCATACTATCGAGTGTACTCTCGATATCTTTGACTTCCTTCCAGTGGCCAACCCCTCCGCCTACTTTACAGAACTCCGTAAAGAAGTCTGCTATCACTCCATCCATATCTAAGTATATCGTCATATTATCCTCTCGTTTTGTTTATAAGACGATAATCAATCAAAGTTTGATACAAGTCAACTAATAAATTCGTTATATTGCTCTTCGTTCATTAATTGATTTAATTCCGCCAAGTCAGTACATTTCATCTTATAGAACCATCCACGACCCTCGGGATCTTCGTTTACGATTGACGGATCATCGACGACATCTTGATTGACTTCGACGATCTCGCCCGTAAGAGCCCAATATACGTCCGATGCAGCTTTGACGCTCTCTACGACAGCGCAGTCCGTATCTTTACTTCCATGTGCGCCGATATCAGGGACATCTACGAACACTACATCTCCTAGTTGATCTGCAGCATAACGAGTAATTCCGACAGTGACGACGTTTACGTCATCGTCTTCCCCTGCACGTACCCATTCATGTTCCTTAGTATAATACATTAAAGTCATAACTTATGATACCTCTTATACTTGTTATACAGAGCCTTGACCTTATCTAATTCGGGATGTTTATGGATCCACATACCACTATCAGGTACAAATTCTTCCTTAAAGAAACGATCTAACTCATCCCGACCAGTCAATATACTCGAATCAACATCACGACTCAACATATCATACTCCGAGTCAGACATAATACTCTTACTATCAAACTCATATCCATATGCAGCTATAGACAACTTAATACGAATACGTCTCTGATATTCAACAGTTTCCATCAATTCACTTATAAGAGGAGGACCCATATACTATAATCCCTTCGTATAACACAATCATCTATCATGATATCCTTCCCATATATGGACGACGTCTCTTACACATTGACCAAAGAAAGGGTACATATCGCTTATCTCATCACTATACAATATCAACTCGTTAATCTGATCTTCATTCAAATCACTAAGATCGGAAACACGAAAGTACAATAACGTCATATTAACGAAGTAGTCCGTATACTCATAACACAGATTACTATACATCTCCCCAATCATATACTCTGTCAATAGCATTTAAACAAACATCCTCTCACCAATCATCACTAGATATATTATCAACATTAACAATTTCGCTATCACATACTCTAATATTGCAGATTGTAGCAACACGATCATCAATATCCCATAGTAAGTAGTTAATTAAATCATCACCATAACGAATGTACAACTTTACGAGATCATCATCGCTACCACTGACAAAACAATCGTTAATCCTAGCCCTAATACCATTATACATCCTTTCTCTGATATCAACATACGCTAAATCGCCCATATTATATTGTTCTCCTATACGTTCCCCCTACGGAACACGTTTGATTTGCTGTAATGTTCTCCTATTGAGTATGTAGGAGAGAGATAGTTAGTCCGTAAATAGTAACTATCGATACTATTTCGGAGCTAATTAAAATATATGTAAAAATATGGTTCGGTGTTGGTACTAGTTGGTTGGTCAAAAGAATTTTCAGACACTCTCTACACGTTTCAGAGAAGATCCTGGAGCGGGAGGAGAGAGAGGAGAGAGACTCCCGCCCCAGGAGAGCACCGATCTACTGGAATAGATCAGGCTGCTTTACTGCATCCACGCAAGCTGCTGCGATTAGGTCGCGCTGCAGGCATGGCTTCATCTTTCTGCGCATCTTAGTACCATTGCGCTCTACATGTACGAATATCGATGCTGTCTCCGTGGACAGTTCTACTACTGCTTCTCCCTTTTGGTTGTTCTGCAGTCTCCCATCGAACTCAAATAGTATATTGTAGCACCAGTCGGTGACCTTATTGATGATGGGCTTGCGGATCGTTCCCGTTCCCATATCTATTCCCCCAACGTTCTCCATTCTATTCCCCTTTTGTTCCCCTATTGATTCTCTTTCTGTTCTCCCCTTTCTTGGTCGGGGAGTCAAGCCTAGTGGACATCTTAACAAATTTCCAAGACGTAGTCAACGTCCATGGATCTAGAGCACCGGTCAACTCATTTAGTATCTCGTGTGCAGACAGAGCACCGGTTTTGATAGCAGCGTCTATCTCTGCTAGTGCTAGCTGTGCGTTTTGTGAATGATGCATATCTACTCCATATCTCTAATAGTAACATCACCGAGACCCATACACCGGTCAACACGGTTTTGCATCAAGATAGAAGTTTTTTTGAACTCCTGGGCGCGCGCCTGGGCGCACTGCCCCTCTCACACACATCCCCACACATCCATATCATTTCGATCTTAATAGTTTCGAGCCTAATAGTAACATATGTTACTATCTCGAGCCTAATAGTATCGAGCGATATAGTTTCGTGTGAAATAGTATCTTATGTTACTATCTCTCTCCTAATTAACTCCTCCTCTTCTCACAAACACAATCTTCAATATCTCACCATCCACATTCAAACACAACACCCAAACACAAAAAAAGTTTTTTTTATTTTATATGTTGACTGTAGATAAGAGGTGTGAGATGTTTGAGCTGGGGGAGTGTGTGTGTTAAAAAAAAGGAGAATATTTTTTTAAAAAAAGTTAAAAAAGTTGTTGTATAGGGTATTTACTTGTGGTAAGGTAGTTTAAATGAAAATTTAAATGAGAGAAGGAAAAGAGAGAAATGAGAAAGTTGAATAGAGAGAATTTTGATGAGGTGTTTAGTGTAAGAGATGTGTTGGAGATTGTGGGTGATGAATGGAAGGAGGATATTGATAAAGATGGTTTGTGGAAAATTACTTTAGGGTGTAGAGGTGAGGTGGATGATATTGAGTGGTTAGGGTTAGAGGATGAGGTGTTTAGTAGTGAATATGAGGTGATTGATGATTATGGGTTGAGTGATGATGATGAGTTTGTGGGTGTGGGTTTTGATTTAGAGTATAAGGGTGTTTATAGTGTGATTGTGAATGAGGATTATGAGATGAATTATTTGTGGGTTGAGAGGAGATAAAAAAAAAGTTTTTTTGAAAAAAACTGTTGTTTGTTTGTTAGAAATGTGTATTATGAAGTTATGGAAAGAAAAGGAGATGAGAGATGAAAGTTTTTAATATAAAGATGAAGGTAGATGTAGAGATGATTATGGAGAGATATGGTCTTGAGGAGGATGAAGCTGTTGAGATGTTAGAGGCTTTTGTTGATGAGCTAGAGGGTAGGAGTATGAGTGGTATGAGTGGTGTTGTAAATATTTTAGAAATGGCTAATGTGTTTGATAACTGATAGGAGGTAGAGAGATGAGTAACATGTTTTTTGAAGAGTGGTTAGAAAACAAGTTTCAGGACTTACAAGTTGAATTTCTTGATGAAGGAATGAGTTGTGAGGATGCTTTTAATATGGCACTTGAGAAGGTGCAGGAACTAAAAGAGGAGTTACAGTAATGAGTGTATTAAGTGACATGAGAACCAAACTGATGGCTCAAATGGATGTGATAGAGGAGCAGTTGGGTAAAGAGAGACTGCTGGATGAGATTATTATGGGTATGAGTACTGACGAGCTGAAGGATAATGTCGAGTGGATCTCTAACAATTGGGACATTCGGTTTGATGAAGAAACAGATCCTGCTGAAGAGCATGACTGGTATTATGAGGATGAGGATGAGATTGAGGCTATACATAAGGAGATGGTGATATGAGTGAAGAGATTGAAGTAGGGGGTGTGTGGTATATGGAGTCTCTCTCTAATGGGAAGGGGTATGAAGTTGAGGATGATGGTAGTTTGAGCGGATATCTGTTGAGCAGCTTCAGTCAGAAGATTGCAGAAGGCAAATATCAAGATTCAGAATACACATATACAAGACTTTAGACAACAGGAGAGCGAGATGAAAAAACTAGAAACAGCACTCGAAATTTTCGTGACTGTCTGTTGTGGTTTGGCTGCAGGTGGGCTATTTTGGGCAATCATGTTGATGTAGGAGAGAGAGATGTATGATGAAGATCCATATGACGAGTATGTGAGACTAGCTGAAATTCAAGCTTCATATGATCAATCACAAGAGGACGATTTAGATATGGAATGTGTGCAGCTGCTCGAGACAATTAATGACATGCTCGATAGTGAGATGATGACTGCAGAACAGATTATTGAGACTCTCGTGTTTAGGATGTATCCAAACCAGCTCGATAGTGCGAATGCTGAACTGGTAGCAATTTCTTATAATAATCTCTATCAGCCTGTTGACTAATATAGGGTTTGACCCTATCTTATAGATACAACAGAAGGAGAGAGTAAATGTTAGGTATGCAGTTCAAACAAGTTCCTACTACAGTAAATGGTAAGCAATCTGCTTTTGTGTCTACTAACACACCTGAAGTAGAAGTCACTATCATGAATTGGGGTAAGAATGGAGACATGTGGGACATCTGGTTCGGTAGAGAGTTTAAGGGCAGCTGGACTAATAAAGAGAACATGTTAAGGTGGGCTGAATCTAAAGTGACAACTCTAGTTAAGGTAGGGAGGTAATAGACATGTCTATTGACACATACAAGATCACAACTTTTGGAAAGTTCGGTCCAACCGAACAGACTATTAGGGGTACAAAAAAAGGTGTATCAGATGTTGTCGAACAGATCATGTTAGATGACAATTATGAATACTTTCAAGTTGAGCTGATAAGAGGAGATTAGAGATGAACTTGAAAACAACAGTAGCTGGTAACACTCTTTTCAATCGTGACAAGATCAAGATCGGATTCGAGCTGCTTGAGAACAAGTTAGGGTATAAGGAGTTGTGTGAGGCTCTCATTAGTATGCACTCTCAAACAGAACGAGCTAACATTCTCGACTATCTTGTACAAAAGGGTGGATACGCGATCGATCCAGTCGAGTTTGAAAACGAGATAGAAGAGCGGTATCAGATTGGCGAGTACAATCGAAAGAAGCTGGAAGAGTATAAGGAGAAATACATGATGGAGAGAGGGAGATAATATTCTCCCTTTTTTTATCATTCTCGTGTTGACCATTCTCCCATTCTCCCCGACTATACATTATCAACTAAACGAGAGATGCAAATGGATAAGCAATACTACATGAACGCATTTAACGAAGCTGAGCAAGTGAGCTATCAAGCTGAAATGCACGAGAAGCTCGCGAGTCTTAAAATATCGCTTAAAGCGCTAGTCCGGTCAATACGAGAAATGGATGTCAAGCGTGCTGAATTTGAAGTCGAGTGGATTAAGGGTTGCTACAATCTCCAGGATGCTGTAGCGCTACTGGATGCGCTAGACCAGCACGAGTGGGATGGACATGTCAGTCTAATGGAAACGGACGTCTGAGTCAACAGGCAGGGGGGGTATCACCCCCCTTTTTTTGTTTAAATATAATACAGATCTCCTCGACCGCGATAAAAATAAAGTTACTACAAAAATTTTTTCGCGCAAAAAATTCCCCTAAAAACACTCGCCTATATAATAGTGATATCATCATTACATTATAGGAGTTCACTATGGGTATCATAGATTGGGTAAAGCGAAACATACTTGGAATCACATACGAACAGATCGCGCAGGACGCTGCAGATTACACGCCTCGTTATCTAACAGGTCACGACAGGTCTGCTGAGAAATTTCTACAAGCAGCACAGAAGGTCGCTGATGCGCAGCAGGGAACTGTTATTGTTCAGCAAGTACCAGAGAAGGCTAAGAGAACGCGTAACCGTAAGACCGCTGAGGTAAAGCAATACCTTCCAGACTTGTCTAGTATGACTAAGAAGGCGCTGCTCGAGTTTGCTGCTGGCAAAGGAATTGAAGTAGACGGTAAAAAGAAAAAGGGTGAAGTTCATCGAGCTATTTCAAAAGCTCTCGTACAAGATCTACATTTATTTAATGACAAACCGCGTTGACTTTATAGATTATATCAGTATACTCACGTTTGTGCCCGGTCAGGGAATAAATACGTGAGAGGATATAAGATATGGCTAACAACTTCAATAAGGACGAGCTCGACCTGATCAGCCGGGTAGAGAACAGAAAGATTATCAACTTACTTCTGTATCCACAGGATTTTAAGAGTGACAATCGTGAAGCGCTGAGGTACTGTTTTGAGCAGCATATCTTATCGAGTCGTCTCCCTAGTATATCTAGTGTTACAGCTAGCTCATTGAATGCTGCAATCAGTAGCTTACAGGGTGACAGTCGTTTCGACTATGTAATGAAGCCAACAGGTCTAAAACAAATAGGTCCTGGCGAAGTCCTTCTATATCTGTTAGTGGAAGGATCAGAGCTTGTAGGACAAGGGGATGATCGAGATCTCCGCGTCAATGGACGAGGGTATGAGGTCAAGGGTGTAAAGATAGGAAGTTATCTTGGCGCGGAAGGAACTGGCGTGTTTCCTCCTAATAGCCGTTGCTATGTTGACTTCTTCTTCTCTGGTCAGTTTGCGACTAGCAAATATGTTCAGGCTATCTTTAAACTCGCTAACGAAAATGAAATCGTAAGTACTGCAAGATCAAAGGGGGAGTTTAATAAGACTCTGATGAATCGCCTCAGAACGGCAGCGCCAAAAGAGTTTGCAGAGATAGAAAAAGAGTATGGTAGAGCTGCGTCTCAGTATACTGATAGCATGTTGTTTATTAGTAACGATGAAAGGCGTGGAAGAGGATATGGTACTGTGTTCGAAGTAGGTAGAATTGGTGCAGAAAGAATTAAGATAGAGCGTATTACCCAAGATAGAGTCAAACCAGCGATCTTGTTGCGATAATAGTGTTGGCTTTTGTTGAAAAACAGTGTACAGTGTATATTCAATTGTGAGGAACTGACGTGAATATATTTGTTGTTAATAACGATCCTTATCAATCAGCTCGTGACCTATGTGATCAACATATCGTCAAGATGCCTACAGAGAACTGTCAGATGCTATCTGCTGTTATGGAGCTAGATGGATATACTGGCGAGAAGTATATGGGTCATCCTAAGAGCGTCCTCAAACATCCTTGTACATTATGGCTTGCTAAGTCTCGTCAAAATGTCGTGTGGCTACTAGACCATCATGACGGTCAGATGAATGAGTACAAGAAGCGGTATGGTAAAGAGCGTGAAAGCGACAAGCTACGTGATGCTTATACATACTTCAGTCAATGGGTTAATTCATATAACTGTCATCTCCCTAGTCTTGGACTGACTCCTTTCGTCAATGCAACTCCTTATAAGGATATTGATGATACTATCGCAGCATATAGAAAGTACTACACACAAGATAAACTGAGGTTTGCTAGATGGAGGAACAACAATAGTCCTTCTTGGGTCAATGATTATGTAGATACAGTATGGAGGAAAGAACATGTCACTGTCTGAAATTGTATTTTATTCATCTTGGATAATTGGGTACTTCTTTATCTTCAAGTTATACTGGGCTTGCGTGTCACTTGATGATAGATGGAACAATTCACCCTTTGTCCTCAAAGTTAAATGTCAGGCATGGACAATAGGTTGCTCACCAATATTTGGATTTTTCGTTTGGAAGATGTTTCAAAAATCAGGATACTTTCCAGGATGGTAAACAACATATGGTCAGGCGTCGTAGAATACGATAAAGAATTCGATGAGTATCTAATCACATTCCCAGAAGAGATGCTTAAATCATTAGGATGGAAAGAAGGCGATACTATTGATTATGTTTTAGATGACGGTAAGGTATACCTTGTCAATAGAGGGAAATACCCACTAATAGATGATATGGATGAGTACTCTTGGCTCCGTTAAAGACCTAATTGTTTTTGACCAGCTCCTCCAGCATACAATGTCGCGACGTCTGATTTGAACTTCATAGTTTCAGTGTAACCATTGATATCCCAGGCAGTCATTACTAAATGATACCTTGTCGTCAAACCATCATTAATCGCTTGGTGAACATTGTTAACTTTGATAGCATATACATTTCCAGGTGATAAATGTTCTCTATGTAATTCTTGATCGCCTTCGTTGTTGTACCATATATGATAACAATGGTTATTTGTAATTATAGGAACATGAATTCTAACTCGGTATATGTCATCGTCACAGTCCCTATGAATTTTAGTTCCATCCCTCCCAGGCATCATTGCAATTCTAGATCTTCTAAGAAGGAATCCTAAAGATTCCAATTGATCCATTATTTCAGATATATAACCAAACCTACAATCAGTACTGTATTTCTGATTTAATATATCTTCACGTTCAATCGAAGGACTGGTGTTCTCTGTTGGTGTGTTAAAATAACGACTAACTTTCCAACAGTCAGCATAACTACCATTTATTTCTGTTGACTGTAACGACCATCCACCATATCCTGGTCTGTAGGGGAAGTGGGGGTTTGGATGCAACGTTTTAAGTTGATCTATATACTTTACAAGTCTTTTTTTGTCTACATTAATATTAATTTTTTCAAAATATGTCATTAAGTATCTCACAAACCGTTTTACTAGATATATTTATCAAAGAAGGAAGATTAATGGTAATTAAATTGTTTATAATCTTGGTTATGATAACTACTAGTTGTTTAGCAATGAGGTCATAGTGATACCATGTCCCTTTACAGTTTTTGGAAAATTAATTCTTAAAACTGTTTACATTATATCATTTGTGTATTATATTGTTAAACTGTTGCTAGTTAGGTTATTTAAAAAGCCTGAATAGCTCAGTTGGTAGAGCAGGGGTTTTGTAAACCTCAGGTCGGGAGTTCGAGTCTCTCTTCAGGCACCATAGGAGAATAATATGGCACAAACATTATTAGAATCTCAAGTATGGGAAGAGATTCTAGCTTGGGCTCGAAATGAAATGAATTGGAGTGACGAGTTCATAAAAGAAAATATGGAATTGGTAGTTAGGACGTATTGGAAGGGTCGAGGGATTTCGGACTAGAAAGGATTATATAATGAGGATCTCTATTGTAGGATGCGGGTTCGTTGGAAGTGCAGTTGCACATGGGTTCACCCATGGGGATAATGAACTTCAGCTTATAGATCCTAAGTTGGATACAAAAGTTAGTGATGTCAAAAATTTTAAACCGGAACTGACATTTGTATGTGTTCCTACTCCTACATTAAATGGTAGAGTTGATAGATCAATTGTAGATACCGTTGCAGATGAATTGGCAGATATTAATAGCGGAATTACTGTCGTTAAATCTACAATGACCCCTGATGTAGCTTACGATGTATGCTATTCGAGAAAGTTTGTTTATAATCCTGAGTTTTTGACACAAGATAACGCTAACTACGACTTTGTAAATCCTCAATTTCATGTTTTTGGTGGTGAGTACGATAAGTGTAAGTGGGTTTCTAATGCTTACATAAACAATAGCAATGTTCAACCATGCACTACTTATTATATGTCTATTAGAGAAGCAAGTATGGTTAAGTATACGATTAATAGTTTTCTTGCTACTAAGGTTACATGGTTTAATCAATTGAGAGATCTATGTGATTCTAGTGGAATGGATTATGATTATATTAGAGATGTTGTAGCTACTGATAAAAGAATAGGACCTTCTCATACTAAGGTTCCTGGAACTGATGGAAAAAGAGGTTTCGGTGGAGCATGTTTTCCTAAAGATACGAGAGCTCTACTTTCTTTTGCAAGTGACAATCGGTCTGATCTTTCATTGTTAGAGGAAGCAGTTTCGTTCAATAGTATAAATTACAGGTACGAAGATATTTGATCAAGGAGATTGTAGTGTCAATTATAGAGTTAGAATCACATCAGATTGACAAGGTTGTAAGAGAGGAGCTCCTGACATTCAAACATTTCTTAGAACGAGATTATAACGACCCAGCTGCTAGGGTTAGATTTGAAGATAAACAAGCAGACAACATTTATGTTAGTGATTGTATTGATGCAATCGGTCTTATTATAGAATGGTATGAACCCATGACAAAGATAAGGGAAAAACGTGAGCGATGATTGGAAGGATCTAGATCCTAAATTAATTACTGGTGATATATGCACTCAGTGCGGAAGATGTTGTAAAACTACTTGGCATCATAGTTATAGTCCAGAGCAAAAGGATTATTTAGAGGCAATGTTTGAATTGTCTCCGAGATCTTTTGTTGAATCCAATCCTGAACGTAAGTCTCTTAAAGTTGTTAATTGGTGTTCAAACTTAATGCCAGATCTTAAATGTAGAATCTATAAAAATAGACCTTCAATTTGTTCAAGGTACAATTGTTTTGAGTGGTCAAACTCTAAAAAATTAATGCCAGAATATTTTAATTTTGTATTTTCTCTGTTGACAAAAAAGTTTGGTGAAGGTAAGGTCCCCTTATACGCTGAGGAGAACGACGATGACTTACATCGAGATAGAGAACGCTCCGAATCCACAAATGGAGCAGAGAGTACATAAAGCAATTCAGTGGGCAGCTTACAGGCTGATGAACAAGCGTCTAGCGAACAACTGTGAAATATTAGTAGAATTCAATGACCAATTAGATGGTAATGCTGGTGGGTTTGCTACATGGGAAGACGAGTATGTTCGTCCTAGAACTTTCTCTATAGAAATAAGTAATCGAGTGTTTGAGCCTTCTAACCACTATGATTGGGAAGATGAGCTAGAGCTCACTATTTTTCATGAGATGGTTCATGTCAAACAGTTTGCTACTGAAGAATTGAAAGATAGATACCCGAGAGGAAAATACACAAAAACATTTAAAGGTGTTGATGTTACAGATGTAGACTATGATGATGCACCTCATGAAGATGAGGCATATGAGTTGCAAGAACTGTTATTGAAGGAATACAAAGAAAATGGCCAAAATTTACACAAATGAACAATTTTTGCGCGACACAAACATGCTATACTGGGACCTTCTTAACCTAAAAGACGAATGGTATCCAGATTTAATTCTTGGTATTGTCCGTGGAGGTGCTGTTCCAGCGGTATATTTGTCACATATGAGCGGTATTCCATGTGATATGATGGTTTGGCAGACTCGTGATGGCGCTGAAAATCATCATAGATACGATTTAATTGATGATTTTATAGGTAAACAAGGCAAAAATATCCTAATTGTCGATGATATTAACGATTCTGGCAAGACTTTTCAGTCGATTTGGGAGGATTGGATATATTTTAGCCTCGAAGAGGTCGAAAAACACGTTAGATTTGCATGTTTGTTCGACCGACACTCATCAAAATTCAAGGCTGACTACAATGTTAACCATTTAACAACTGATGAATGGGTTATTTTTCCTTGGGAGCCACAAGAATGACGACATATATCAAGGTAGAAGATTAATGTTATTCGTCTCCTTAGCTCAGTGGATAGAGCAACAGCCTTCTAAGCTGTGGGTCGCACGTTCGAATCGTGCAGGGGACGCCATTTTTTTATAAGGTAAAGGTATTTGGCAGAAATAGTAATTTTTACAGATGTGTCACATGGGGGATTTGGAAGATACGCTGGAACATATAGAGTTGCTACTGAATTAAGACAGTTAGGAGCTGATGTTCAGATAGTAGAATTTTTCACCAAGTGGGACAAAACAGAAATCTCTGCTATAATTGATAAGTTTATCAACAGCAAAACGTTGTTTGTTGGTTTTTCTTGTACCTTTCTTATTAGTAATGCTCTGAAAAAGAGTAGACTGGAAAAGCAATCCCTTCTTTCTAATTCTGGCTGGGAAGATACTTTTGGAAGAGAAGATATTTTAGATATTTTTGAAACGATTAAATCAGTTTCAAATTCAAAAATTGTTATAGGCGGTCATAAAGCAGGAAACGCTCTTGCTGATCCTTGGAATAAATTTGTAGATTATGTTTTTATAAATCAGAGTGATGTGTCAATATCTCATTTATATAAAAATTTAAAATATGGCGAACCTTTAAAATACGAACAATCAGGTAATGTGAAGATCGTAAGAGAAAGGGATTATCAAGTAAATAATTTTACAAACAGTAGAATAAGATTTACTAATAACGATCTTATCTTCGAAGGTGAACATCTTCCTATGGAAATAGCAAGAGGATGTATCTTCAAATGTGCTTTTTGTAATTATCCAATACTTAATAAAAAACTGTGGGAATTTAATAGAGCTCCTGAAGTAATTGGAAATGATCTTAAAGAGGCAAACTTCTTGTATGGATCTGAAGGATTCATGTTTGCAGATGACACGTATAATGATAGTGTGGAAAAGGTACAAGCATTACATAAAGAATTTACAAAACTACCTTTTGATCTTACTTTTAGCACCTATGCTCGAGCTGATATACTTATTTCTAAGATGCATACGGCTCCTTTACTTTATGAAAGTGGCATGAGAAGTGTTTTCTTTGGTATAGAAACACTAAACCATCAGTCTGGAAAAACAATTGGTAAAGGAATGGATCCCGAAAAGCTAAAGGATGGTTTGTATCAACTAAAACAGGTACCTGGATGGAAAGATATAATTACTACATCTGGATTTATAATAGGGTTACCCTATGATACTGAGGACACAATACAGCAGACATTGGATTGGCTATCAAGAGACGATTGTCCTTTAGATAGTTTTTCTCCCACACCTCTGAGACTTAGTAAAAATTCATCTATGGGTATGGATTTAGAAAAGTATGGTTATTGGTTTGATGAACATGGAAAGTGGCACAGCAAATGGTTAAATGAATATAGAGCTGAAGAGATAGTTAAAGAACATTGGTACAATGTGTTGTTAAAAAAGAAAAGAACAAGATTTCAATTTACTTTCTTTAATAGAATGCAAAATTTAGGTTATAAATTAGAAGATTTTGATAATGGAACATGGAGTTTAGAGGATAGTATCGATCGTCTATATAGATTAAAAGATCTATATTATAATAGGATGATTAATTTGTAATGGTAGAACTTGCAAGACATAAGACCATTGGACTTTTGTTGTCGGGTGGGATTGTTAGTGCTTTCCTACTTCATCAATTATGTGAAATAAATGACCAAAGTCATTTTATATTGCTTACGTTGGATACACGTGATGGGTGTATTCCACATATGAAGAAAATAATATCTCATACCAATTTCAACAACAATACTTATGAATCAATCATTGTACCTTTTAAAAACGAATACACACCTCCTATTATTAACGGACAGCCTATAATTAATCTTGCTGATAAATTTAAAGCTAATTTGGAAGCCTTCAAAAAATCATATCAGTGGGTAACAGATAATTTCTTAGATAAAGTCGATGTATTGTATAGTGGCAATACAAAAAACCCTCCTATTGCATTACAGACACATTTTGCTGCTCCAGATAGATCTGGCTCAGAAACAGTTGAAAAAAATGTGTTTAAATTTACAATGCCTTTTATACAGTCAACTAAAAAAGATATAATTGATTCGATTAGTGGGTCTCTAGTGGATTATGTTGGTCGTAACAATGTACTGCTTGATTACATTGTAAATTATTCCCATACTTGCACACAGATACACTTTGGTAGATGTAATCAGTGCTGGCAATGTAAAGAAAGGGAATGGGCATTTAGCGAAAACAATTTAACTGACACGGGTGTTAATTAGCTATGAACTTCGATTGTACATATGATCACATAGGAGCTTCTCTTACAATTAATGGAAAATATAAACAATGGTCTCTTAGAGAGGCATGTTTTTACACTGCGCAACAAATTAGAGACTCGACTAATAAAAATCTTATTTTTCTTCACAGCGGAGGAGCCGATAGTCAAATAATAAGTTGGGTATTCAGACATATGAACATCCCAGTTAAAAGAGTGCACATTAGATACTTTTTTAAAGGCAAGTTAGTAAATCATTACGAAAGCAATAATATTTTTGAAGATGATGTAGTGATGTACGATGTCGATATGGAAGAATATGAAAAATCTGATGATTATAAATTTGTTACTGACAAATTACCATATTCTGCTTTTTTTGCTATCCAATCTCATTACCCAGATGTAGATCCGGTTAATGATGTGTGCATTAGAGCTGGTCAAACAGTTCCAATTAAAACGCATGGTAGCAAACTCCTATTCGATCAATCATGTGCAAATATTTTAATTTCATATATGTACAGATCTGAATGTATAAATTTTTTCCAGGCTAATCCTCTTATAGAGGCTGCTTTTTTTGTAGATGATTTTATTGAAAAATCTTTACCTTTAGTTCCTGATAATGATAGCTGGGAAAGATCTGGAGGAAAAAAAGCATTATATGATCATTATTTTCCTGAAGTAAGCGAAAGAAATATTCCAAAATCTAATATAGGATTCTGGGATGGATTTAGACATCTTCACATTGATTGGGGCAGAGGAGTTTTTAGACGATATGATGGAGGAGTAGTAGACGGATATCCTTATAGAACTTTTTTCAGGGATGATTTTAAAAGAGTACAAAATGTAGTTAGAGACAATGGAAAAATTGTTTATAACGTAAAATGGAATTTTGACGGTGATGCACGAACAAAACCTGATCTGTCTATTACTGTAACATAGGAGGTTTCTATGATAGAATTTGAAAAACACAAAACGATTGGGCTTCTATTGTCAGGTGGATTTGATAGTGCATTGTTGCTTCACCTATTATGCAATGCAAATGATAATAGTCATTTTATTTTGTTTACGATGGATAAACCAGATGGAAGTGTTGATAATGTTAAGCGTATAATTTCAAATAATAATTTTAACAGTAATACATATGAGTCGGTTATGATTCCGTATAAAGATGAATATGATGAAATTACTAATTTAGGTGTTTCTGGTAGAGAAGCATACAAATGGATCAAAGAACATTACATAGATAAAGTTGATGTGTTGTATAGTGGAAATACAACAAACCCTCCTATAGTAATTGAGTCGAGATACAATGGTGTTTGGACTACTAGATCGCCAGATAGATCTGGCTCGGAAATAGCAGAAAAAAGAGATCAAAAATATAAAAGACCATTCGGACGGTTAACTAAAAAAGATACAGTAAGAATGGTTAGTGAGTTGAAACTGGATTACATTGTAAATTATTCCCACTCTTGTACCGAGAAGACATCTGGTAGATGTAATGAGTGTTGGCAGTGTCAAGAGAGACAGTGGGGATTTAGTGAAAATAATTTAATTGATTTTGGTTCAAATTAGTGTTGACTAAATAACATGTACACATTATGTTTACATTACTGCTTAGTTATAAAGGAGTGAAAAATGGCAGATAGTGATATGACGCATGTAGATGCAAAGATGTTTAAATTGGCAGCAATGCTTGATACTATGATTCGTTTTCACGTCGATAATATTGAACTCGACGAAATGGAAATGAACTACCTCAATGTTTGGCTAAAGAAAGAACGTGACCCTCTTTTGGTTACTCTTATTGCAACAAAGACTGGTCAACGTGATCCTCAGCCAGGTGGGGAAGAACAGGCAGATGCAGCTTAGTAACGAAATCGAGTATGCTTTAAAAGAAGTTAATCTGCTTTTTCCCGACCTTAATATCGAGGAGAAGTTCGAGAAGGCTGAGCATATCTCAGGCATTCCTGTTTTCATGTTTAAGTGGTGGAATGAAAAGAACAAAAAAGAGGCACTATGAATATCTTAGGCTTCTCGGAAGGCTTCCACGATGCAGCTGTGACCGTCCTTAGTGACGGTCACATTCTTTTTGCAGGTCATAGTGAAAGATACAGTGAGAAGAAAAACGACAAAAATATTGATATAAATTTAAAGAAGTATGTTGACAATAATTTCGTCATCGATACAATCGCATTCTATGAAAATACATTATTAAAAAAGTCAAGACAATTATATTCAAGACAATACAACCAAGTTTTCGGTGGAAGAAAATTAACTTGGAATCCCGACAGATCATATTTTCATCATCTGTCACATCTAGCAGCTGCTTTTCAATGTAGTCCTTATCAAGAGGCTATTGGTGTAGTAGTAGATGCTATTGGCGAATGGGATACTATTTCAATATGGAATTGTAGTTATAATAAAAATGGTAAAGTTAAGTACAAAAAGGTTTACTCTATTAAATATCCTATGTCTCTAGGTTTACTTTACTCAGCAGCAACAGCTACGTGTAATTTAAAACCAAATGAAGATGAGTATATCTTAATGGGTATGTCAGCATATGGAAAGTTCCATCCACCTCTTTACAGAAAACTAGAAAACGAACTACACAATAATCTTCACAAAGGATTGTGGGATAATTATTTAGAATTCAGTCACGAAGATATTGCTTTTAATGTTCAGTTGTTGCTTGAAGAGAAACTGGAAATGTTATTCAACAAGTTTAAAGATATACCTTTAGTTTATGGTGGTGGTGTTGCTTTAAACTGTCTCGCTAATGGTAAGTTATTGTCTGGTAGAGATACTTTTATATTTCCTAATCCAGGCGATGCGGGTAGTAGTTTAGGTGCTGCTGCTTTGAGGTATGGAAAACAAATAGATTTCTCTCACAATTACTTAGGACACCATATACCGCATGTTTCAACTCAGCAAATAAAACAAATTGTGGATGATTTGGAAGCTGGTAATATTGTTGGTGTAGCTTCAGGTAGTGCAGAATTTGGTCCTAGAGCTTTAGGTAATAGAAGTCTTCTTGCAGATCCTAGAACACCTGAAATGAAAGATAAGGTCAATGAAATTAAAAAGAGGCAAATGTATAGACCGTTTGCTCCAGTTATTTTAGAAGAGCATGCAGATATTCATTTCAAATTAAATTCAAAAAATAATTATAAGTTTATGCAATATGCTGTGGATGTAATATCAGACGCATTTCCTGCAACTACTCATGTAGATAATACAGCAAGAGTACAAACAGTAAGTTATACAGCCAAAACTCATAGTAGGATTAGAGATATATTAGAGTGCTGGTTTGAAAGAACTGGGTGTCCAGCTTTATTAAACACAAGTCTAAATATTAAAGGAAGGCCCATGGTCAATACAGTTGACCATGCTAAAGAATTTACTAATGAATATGGGATAAAGGTTTATCATGGCTGATGAAATTTTAGACGATCGAATTAGCGAAATGTCTGCTAAATTAAATTCAGTCAGTCGTTCCTTTTGTTTAGCTAAATGGAAACAAACAACACTTCATTTGCATATAGGTCACAAACATAGTTGTCATCATCCAAATACACATAAAATACCATTAGATTTATTAAAGGATGATCCTTCAGTTCTTCATAATACCCCATTGTCTTTTGAAGCAAGAAAGGAAATGAAAGAAGGTATTAGGCCTAGAGAGTGTGATTATTGTTGGAGAGCAGAGGACGCTGGTTCTATAAGCGATAGAGTATATAAAAGCGCATCAGATTGGGGCAAGGATCATTTTGACGAAGTAGCTAATAATAATTATGATTATAGTGCATTTCCTTCTTACTTGGAAATAAGTTTTAGCAACGTCTGTCAAATGAAATGCATTTACTGTGCACCTCAGACAAGTAGTACTTGGAATGAAGAAGTCAAACAACACGGTGGATACAAATTTAAATTCACAACAGATGATAATAGGATGCTTGGATTAGAGTTCAATGATCTTGGCATGTTATATAAAAAAGACACTATTCCTATTCCACATAGAGAGCATAATCCATACGTGGAAGCATTTTGGAAGTGGTGGCCAGAGCTATATAAAAATTTAGATACGTTTGCTATTACCGGTGGCGAGCCATTACTAAGTAAGGACACGTTTAAAGTATTTGATTACATTAAAAATCATAACTTGAATCCTGAGCTTAGATTATCTGTAAATAGTAATTTATGTGTTCCGGAAAAAAATTGGAATGATTTTAAAGATCAATATACTTATCTAAAAAAAGAAGATATGGTTTCTGGAATTCAGCTACATACTAGCTGTGAAGCTAAAGGTGCGAAAGCTGAATATATTAGGTATGGATTGGATTATAATTTATTTTTAGATAGAATAAAACAATACTTACAATTGTCAGCAGATCTTCAAACTACACAGGTTAATAGACACCATAACTCAAGACGACAATATAAAAAGGCATCTGGTGTAAATATTATGTGTGCCTTTAATTTATTAAGTGTATCTTCTTTTAAAGAAATGTTAGAAGATGTAGTAAAAATTAAAAAATCTATAAAGTATTCAGATACTGTTCTTGAAAGCTGTGAAAGGGCAATGAGAAGTGAGGTGTCTAAAGGTACCCCTCATATGATTACTAATGGAGGACCAGAACATTTTGCTGGTTCAAGATTATTTTCATTTGATGTTCCATATTTAAGATATCCTAACTGGTTATCTATATTGATATTAACTGATGATTTTGAGAAGTATTTTAAAGAGTGTCAGGAATACTTAAATGATGAAATTTGGTTTTCGGATATTGAGAGACAGAAATTTGATAGATGCTATAAAGTATTTAAAAATACACCTAAGCATACTGATCATAGATATAGAAGCTATTTCGCTCAATATGTTGATGAATTAGATAGAAGACGAAATACAAAGTTCTTAGAAGTTTTTCCTGAGTACGAAGATTTTTACAAATTATGCAAAACATATTCTAAAGAATGGACCGGGTGGAGGGAAGAAAGGATTGTTGTAGAAAAATGATTAAATGGTTTAAAAAACAAATACAAATTTGGAAACTACGGAGAAGGCTAAAAAAACTTAAAGCGCTTGATCCCTACATTTATGAGCAGGAGTAAATATGGCAAAGAAGAAAAAATCTCGTGATCACCGAGTTAGTAAAGGAATCGTGGGTGTGAATAAACAAATAAGTAAAGAACTCAGAAGAGAAAGATCTGGAGTTAATGACGCCCTAAATAGGGTAAAGGCCTGGAAAGAGTTTAGAAATCCTTGGATAACTATAGCAAATCCAAGTAAAACTCAGACAGCCAAAAAATTTATTAAAGTTAGAGCTAACGATACATGGGGTGATCCCAAAAAAGCATTCTATATGATGGGAGCAGTTAACAAGGAGGAAACGGATGGCTGAAGTAACGGTAGAACCATTATGGCATATTTTTAGTATTCCAGATTGTGAATATTGTCAACAAGCTAAGGCTCTCTTTAGAGAAAATAAAATCATCTATACAGAGTCTGATGCGACTGAGGAAAATAATCTAGGTGCTTGTGTTGGCATGATGGGATATATCAATCCAACAACATTTCCTCAAATTTTCCATAACAAAGTTCATATTGGCGGATACACTGAATTAAGGGCAATTTTTGAAAATGGTGAAATTGACAATTACGAACAATCGATCCCTTTCGAACGAGTCGAATAGCGGTCTCGAACTTAACGAATTAAATATTAATGCTAAGGGTGGTACAGAGCTTATGCAAAATGCTCTGTACCAACGCATTGATAAGGGACTATTAGATAATTTTCAGATAATCTGTAGTAGAGTAAGAGATCTTAAAAATGATAAAATTAAGATCTTATGGGCTCATGATCTTGCAGGTGATACCGAAGTTCAGTTTCTAAAAGATGATGGATATTCGGTGTTTGATAAGATAGTTTTTGTATCACATTGGCAACAACAGCAATACAATACTATACTAGGTGTACCCTATTCAAAGGGTACAGTAATGCTAAATGCAATCGATCCTATCGAATCACATGATAAGCCAGATGATGTTATTAACTTGGTTTATTTTAGTACGCCTCATAGAGGTCTTGAAATTCTAGTTCCTGTATTTGAACATTTACATGAAAATAATTTTAAGACTTTAAACAAAGAAGTTCATTTGCATGTATACTCTAGCTTTAAATTATATGGATGGGAAGCTAGAGATAAACCTTATCTAGAACTTTTTGAGAGGTGTAAGAACCATCCTAATATCCATTACCACGGTGCTGTGTCTAATCAACAAATACATGAAGATTTGAAGAAAATGCATATTCTGGCTTATCCTTGTATATGGCCAGAAACTTCTTGTATTGTTCTAATGGAAGCTATGTCAGCAGGATTGATTTGTGTACATTCTAGTTTTGCTGCACTTCCTGAAACAGCATCAAATTGGACACTTATGTATCCTATGACTGAAAACAATAGTGATCATGCTAACGTCTTCGCTCAAAATTTATACAATGCAGTTAGACTACAAGAGACTGGCTCATTAAACGAGAGGTTAAGACTTCAATCGATGTATGCAAATTCTTTTTATAATTGGGACGTTAGAGCAATGCAATGGGATAACTTATTAAAGGAACTTTGTAATGGACCCGTATGATTGGATTAAAAAAGATACTATAGAAAAACAATCTGACTTGATTATGAGTAATATGAGCACATGGTCAAAGTATGACATTAATAGAATGTTTGGTGACTTGGATGAGTTTTTTAAATCTTTAGAGGATGTAGCAATGACTAGGAAACAAAGACAAATGGCTGACAGTTTGTCTATAACTATACGTAAGATATTCTTAACCAAGAAGTAGTATTTTATGATAGTTAAAATATGTGATGAACAAAATAAAAAAGAATTTTTAGATATAATCGATCACCAACAAAAAACAAATACAAGAGACAGAAACATTGGCTGGTTTGATGAGATTAAAAAAAGAATAAATCAAAAAGATTATCCTCTGGTCACTTATTGCTTGTGGCCAGATGGAGATTTTTATTCGTTTGCTATTTTACAAAAACATAATTTTCCTGCAGGAGTGTATAGAGCAATGTCTAGGCTTTATATAAATCCTAATTTTAGGAGTTTGCAGGAAATGTCATATAAAGACGGAGCCGTAGGAGTGGTGACACCCTCTACATATTTGTTTCCTTTGCAATTGAACTGGTGCAAAAGTAACAAAGATTGTAAGTTTGTAATAATGACAATGGAGCATTCTAATAGAAGAGGTCCATTAAACACCATAACAAAATATTTTAATAGAACCTTTGATTGCAACTACGAGCTACTTCCTCATATGTACAAAACATATGACAAAGAAAGCGATTGGCAGGCATGGCAAAATTGTTCAGTTATTAGATTATCTGATGAGCCATTCCCTTTAGAATTTTTAACGAGGGATCAATGGAAAACCAAATTTGGTAATCCAAAACTAGTGGGCAAGTCCTTTTGATGGTTCTTCACCAAAAGTAAGATTTTCTCCCATTCCTAAAATACATCCAGTCTCATCATCAAGATGTTCTATGATAGTATATGAATCCATATTAGGGGTCATATAAACTGTAAGCGTCGAATTAAATATTTCACCAGGTGCTCTCATTGACACGTTGCGATGAGCTTTAAAAAGAATTATTTCACCATATTGTCTTACTGTGTAATCTAATTCTTCCAAGGTATTACATACTACAGGTTTTTTTAAAAGAAACTCTTCAGCACTGGCTGGAATTGATAATAATAGCAAAGCTGCTATTAAAAGTTTTTTAGACACCGTACTTCTCCTTGTAGTCTTGTCTGTACATTAGGAAAGCATCGATGTGATCTTTTCGTTGTTCTACGAAAATTTGGTATTCAGAATCTTTAGTACAGATTAGTGTGATTAATTGATCAACTTGAATTCCTGTTCTTTCTCTGAACATAGTAGCATATGCAGCTTCCTGCATAAAGTAGTTGTCGATGTAACTTCTCTTTTTCTTTTTAGCTGAAGTTTTAAAATCAATTATAGAGGGCTTACCTGCAAACACACCAATGAGGTCTACTGTTCCAGCTGACTGCAGAAAGTCACTATACAGAGGAGCCTCTATTGCGTATACCTCATCTAAGTATTCATCCAATATAGGTTTAATTTGTTTAAACATGAATAACTGAATAGGATCTACTTTTTTGTAGTCGATGTCGACATTCCCAACATAGTCCTCAAATAATTTATGGACCTTCGTCCCCATCCTACTCGCTTGTGAGCTGATTTTGTTCGCTTCTTCAGCGCCAACTCTATCTCTCCAGGCTTTAATTGCTTCAACCTTCGCAAGGCCTGTGACCGTCGTAACGGATGGATAGGCTTGTCCAGTTTCTGTGAGGTACAGTCTTGCCCCGTCGACATTCTTTCTCTCCAATTTTCGTAGGGGTTGTAAATTATGTTTAAACATATCCTAATTTACTCTTTGCAATGATGTAATCTTTTACCAGTTTTGACCTGACAATATGCTCGACACCAAACTCAAAGTGAGAGAAGTCGTCTATTCTATTTAGTATGTTTAAGAAATCTTTTAGACCAGATCTTTCTTTTTCTCCAAGATCAGATTGTCTGTAATCTCCACAAAATATGATTCTAGTATTTCTACCAAGCCTTGTAACAATACTATCTAGCTCATGAAATGTCATATTATTAATTTCATCAACTATTACAATACAATCCTTTAGAGTAATACCTCTAATGTAACTTGTGGTGAGAAACTCTACCATATTTTTTGTTTTTAGTATATCGTAAGCATCCCCTCTTGAAAACAGCTCATTGCATATAGATCTGTAAGGGTCTTCATAAACTTTTGCTTTTTCTTTTACATTGCCAGGAAGAAATCCAATATCTCTTGTAGGTACAACAGATCTTACAATATACAGTTTATTCTGTTCTTGCATGTCGAGAATGTCGCTGAGTGCAAGATAAACAGAAAGAAAAGTCTTGCCTGTTCCAGCAAGACCATGCAGAATTAAATGATTGCCATCATCCCATTTTTCAATGACTTCATTTTGGAGATCATTTAAATGATATTTTTTAGGAACATCAACCATTCCAAATTTTTGTTGGTTGACATTGTTCTTTTTATCAAGAACACCTTCTTCTCTAAGCAATCTTTTTTGTCTTTTAGTTAATCTAGTATTAGCGCGGTTCAATCTTATTTCCCCTACCTGCCCCACTCTTAATTTTTTTAAGTACATCATTAAAACCACTATCTGTTTGTCTTGATATACCTTGCACACCTCCTATAATCGCAGGCGTTGATAGTTGCTGTTGGCAATTAGGGTGTTTTAATTTGTATGCATCTAACTCTGATATTCTCATCTCAACATCATATAAAATACCAGAATCTAGATTAAGGAAGGTATAAGTAGGCATTAATAATCCTCAAATATTTGACTGTATCTATCCAGATCTTTAGTTTTAAGAGCAGTCTTCATCTGTTTATGCATTCGACGCTGTCTGTTTTTTTCTTTTTGTCGATGACTTTCTCTGACTTCATAATCATCGTACTCGTCATAATCGTACTCGTCGCGTTTACGATTCGAGTATTTCTTACCCATTATTCTTCTCCTGTATTAATCTGGGGGAATGCTTGTTTTACAACAGTCTTGCTAACCCCTTTTATATTTCTAGATTTCATTTCTAGTACAAGTTTAGCATCTTGCGCTGAAATTGATTCTAAAAGTTGAATGAATATAACCTCACGCTTCGCTGGTTGTACATTCTCACGTATTTCACCATTAACGCTGATGAAATATTTCATCATACGCATTTTTCCTATTAGAGCTCCTTCGAGATCTGTTTCTTGTGCTGGCCTGTAAGGCGGGTCACCTTCAGGGAGCAGCCATTGAATTGTAGGATTGTATGTTAATTGGAAAAGATCAATTAATGCTGTTGATTGGTTCTTTTGTAGAATCTCAGCTTTAATTGTAACATTCTTTGTTTTACGACACTCTTCGATAATCTCATAGAGGCCTTTAGTATATGCCATTAGAATTCACCTATATGTTCAATTAGATTCTTCATCTTATGTTTAACGAAATAATTAAAGATCTGATCACGCGACTTATCATTATCTTCATTATAAGCCTCAATGACTTGATCAGTAATATGCTTAGGAATCATTCCTAGATCAACAAGCCTTTTGTTACGCATGTAATTAGCTTTATATTGATCAGGAACTGAGGCCTCATGCATGAAGTTATTTAGCATAGTATTCCGCAATGGCTTTTGTCTTCCGTTAGGTTTTACAAACGTATCATCAGCTGATAATACATTAGGAACACCATCCCCTCGATCACCTTTTGCAATAT